GGCGCAACACGGGGTATTTTTATGAGTGCTTTAATTCTAAGCGTGAGTTTTGGGGTACAAAGATTGTGGATGCGCGCACGGTTGAGGGGACGGATAAGCAGGTGTACCAGCAGATTATTGATGAGTACGGGGCGGATAGTAGTCAGGCGCATGTGGAGGTGTATGGTGAGTTTCCGAATGCGGGGGATGACCAGTTTATTTCTGCTATGGTGGTGGATGATGCGATGAAGCGTGAGCAGTACCAAGACCCAAGTGCGCCGGTGGTGATAGGGGTTGACCCTGCGCGGTTTGGGGCGGATGCTACGGTTATTGCGGTTCGGCAGGGGCGCGATGTGGTAAAGATTATCCGGCACCGTGGGGATGACACTATGACGGTGGTGGGGTATGTGATTGAAGCGATACAAGAGTTCAACCCTGCTATGGTGTTTATTGATGAGGGTGGGTTGGGTGCGGGGATTGTGGATAGGTTGAAAGAGCAGAGGTACAAGATTAAAGGCGTAAACTTTGGCTGGAAGTCTCGCAACTCGGCTATGTATGGTAATATGCGTGCGCAGATATGGGGCGATATGCGGGACTGGCTAAAGAGTGCTAGTATTCCTAGGGACAAGTTCTTGAAAAGTGATTTGATCTCACCCATGACCAAGCCGGATTCTAAAGGTGCGATATTTTTGGAAAGTAAAAAAGATATGAAATCCAGAGGATTGGCTTCTCCTGATGCCGCAGATGCGATAGCATTGACCTTTTCGTATCCCGTGGCTAATCGTGAATCAAGTAACACAGAACGGCGCGTATCTCGCGGCTCTTATGCTGCATCAACTGGTTGGATGGGAAGTTAAATGTCTAAAGACAAGGATATTTTGGCAGTTGCCCGTTCACGGCTTGACTTGGCTATGTCAGCATTGTCGGAAAGTCGTGAAGATGAGATTGATGACTTAAAGTTTTACGCTGGTTCACCCGACAATCATTGGCAATGGCCCGCTGATGTATTGGCTACTCGTGGTGCAGTGCAGGGGCAGTCTATCAATGCGCGTCCTTGCTTAACCATTAACAAATTGCCGCAACACGTTCGCCAAGTTACCAATGACCAACGTCAAAACCGGCCTGCTGCTAAGGTTATTCCGGTGGATGATAAGGCAGATATTCAGGTGGCTGAAATCTTCAATGGCATGATTCGGCACATTGAGTACATATCGGATGCTGATGTGGCCTACGATACCGCTTGCGAGAACCAAGTGGCCTATGGTGAAGGCTATTTACGGCTTTTGACTGAGTATTGCGACGATAAAACGTTTGACCAAGACATTAAGATTGGGCGAGTACGCAATAGTTTTAGCGTTTACATGGACCCAACAATCCAAGACCCTACTGGTTCAGATGCAAAGTGGTGCTTTATCACTGAGGACATTACCAAAGATGAATATGAACGGATGTACCCTGATGCAGCGCCAGCTAGTACGCTGCAATCGTTAGGCGTTGGCGATCAATCGATTAGCAATTGGCTCAATGAGGACACAATTCGCATTGCCGATTATTACTACATTGACTATGACCGCACTACGCTGAATTTATACCCGGGCAATGCAACGGCCTTTGCTGGTACGCCAGAAGATAAGGCTTTAAAGGCACATTTTGTTAAGCCGTTAAAATCGCGTGAATCTGATAGACCCGTGGTAAAGTATTGCAAAATTAACGGGTATGAAATCCTTGAACAGCGTGAATGGGCGGGTAAGTGGATACCCGTAATTCGCATTGTTGGTAATGAATTTGAAGTTGATGGCCGGTTGTACGTATCGGGCTTAGTGCGAAACGCTAAAGATGCCCAACGTATGTACAACTATTGGGTTTCACAAGAAGCCGAGATGCTGGCCTTGGCTCCCAAGGCTCCGTTTATCGGTTACGGCGGGCAGTTTGAGGGTTACGAGGACAAATGGAAAACTGCTAACACAAACAACTGGCCGTATTTGGAAGTTAATCCAGACGTTACAGACGGTTCTGGCTCTGTGCTGCCACTACCACAGCGCGCGCAGCCTCCAATGGCCTCTAGCGGGCTTTTACAGGCTAAGGCGGGTGCTTCTGAGGATATTAAATCTACCACAGGCCAATATGATGCTTCATTGGGCATGAAAAGCAATGAACGAAGCGGTAAAGCCATTCTTGCGCGTCAGCGTGAAGGTGATGTAGGCACATACCACTATGGTGATAACTTAGCGCGTGGTGTGCGCCATGTTGCACGCCAGTTAATTGACCTAATTCCAAAAATTTATGACACACAGCGTATTGCGCGAATCATTGGTGAAGATGGTGAAACCAAGATGGTTAAAATTAACCCTGAACAGACCGAACCAGTCAATAAAATTGTAGACCAGACTGGCGTTGTGATGGAAAAAATTTACAACCCCAGCATTGGTAAGTACGATGTGGTGGCTACTACTGGCCCCGGTTATGCAACCAAGCGCCAAGAAGCATTAGAAGCTATGGCGCAGTTATTGCAAGGCAACCCGCAATTGTGGGCAGTAGCTGGCGATTTGTTTGTTAAAAACATGGATTGGCCTGGCGCTCAGGAAATGTCTAAACGGTTTGCCAAAACCATTGACCCTAAGCTAATGGGCGACAGCGAAGATAACCCCGCTTTGGCCGCTGCACAGCAACAGATGCAGGCTATGGGCCAAGAGATGGAACAAATGCATCAGATGATTCAGAATGTTGGCAAGTCATTAGATATGCGTGAGATTGAGGTCAAAGAGTTTGATTCTCAGGTCAAGGCTTATGCTGCTGAAACACAGCGTATTTCTGCAATCCAAGCGTCTATGTCGCCAGATCAAATTCAAGATATAGTCATGGGAACGGTGCATGGCATGATTACTTCTGGCGATTTAATCGGAGAAATGCCTGGTCGTGATATGGATGTTGGGGGGGAAACAAATGAAATGCAATGAGTTTATTGGCCTATTGTTTTTAGGCCGTGATGTTGCACATAGCGTGCATTTAAACACCAGAAGCTATGCAAAGCACATGGCTTTAAATGCTTTTTACGATGAGGTTATTGAATTGGCTGATGGGTTTGCAGAAGCCTATCAGGGCAGACATGGCCTAATTGGACAAATTTCTTTAGGCAACAACAAGAAAACTGCTAATATCGTAGAATTCTTAGCCGATCAATTGGCTGAAATTGAAAAGTGCAGATACGAAATATGCGAACAATCAGATACGCCTTTGCAAAATTTGATTGATGGCATAGTAGAATTGTACTTATCAACCCTTTACAAGCTGAAATACTTAGCGTGAGGCCATTATGGACTTGTTCAATCCTTTATCTGACCCACAGTTTAATGTTCAAAGTGTGGCGTACACTGGAACAGCAGGAACAACAACTGGCTGGCCTAGTGGCCCACAGGGTGTTCTTATTTGGTCAGATCAGCCGTGTTATGTTATTGTTGGTGATGGTGTAACCGCTACCGCAACCAATGGGACGCCGATACCATCGTACACTCCAATTGCGTTTAAGGTAAACACAAATGGTGGCAAATGGCGTGTAAGCGCAATTCAGATAGCCACAGGCGGCACAATATTTTGCAAGCCGGTTAATATCCAATGAGTTTTGGAATTTCTAACAGGATAGGCATAGGCATAGGCTTAAAAGGCGCTATTTGTGGCGCTTCTGCTTCAACTGTTAGTCTGTTTGGAGGTGTAAGCACTCCAATTCCCCCGCCAATGGTTGTGATAGATTATTTACTCATTGAAGATGCTTCATTCTTTTTGATGGAAGATAGTTCTTTAGTGATTTTGGAAACATAGAAAATGGCCGATACAAAAATCTCAAACTTTCCTACTGCTGCTACTTTAACTGGTGCTGAAATTGTGCCAATTCTGCAAAGTGGCATCAACAAGAAGGTTGCTGTATCGCAGCTTATTGGTGTAGGACCAACAGGTGCTACAGGTGCAACGGGCGCTACAGGTGCTACCGGTCCAGCTGGCCCACAAGGTCTAACTGGCAATACCGGTCCCGCTGGTGTGCAAGGCATCCAAGGCGTGACAGGTGCTACAGGCGCACAAGGCATTCAAGGGTTAATCGGATTAACCGGCGCACAAGGCACAGCAGGAACCAACGGCACAAACGGTGCTGACGGTACAAGTATCAAATTAAAAGGCTCTGTAGCAACTATAGGTGCATTGCCTGCTAGTGGTAACTTAGCTGGTGATTTGTATGTAGTTGCAGCAGACGGTAACGGTTACGTTTGGTCTGGTTCTGCATGGGTGACTACTGGCCCATTGCAAGGCCCACAGGGTATCCAAGGCATTCAGGGCATACAGGGTATTCAAGGCATACAAGGCATTCAAGGTGTTAAGGGCGATACCGGATTACAAGGTGACGTAGGCGTTACTGGCGCTCAAGGCATCAAAGGCGATACAGGTTTAACTGGCG